CGACCGAATACGATCGGGTACGAGAGCCCGTCGGAGGAGTCGGGGCGGCTGCTGTAGGTCGCCGAGTAGACGAGGTGGCCCGCGGCGGGGATCATCGTGCCCGCGGCGGTGTCGCCAGCGTCGGCGGAGAACGTCACCGCCTCACCGACGCCGCCGTATGTCGGGTCGAGCACGCGGCCGGAGAGGACCACCCGGCGCTCCTCCCACGTCTGGCCGTCGATGACGATCGCCACCTCGACCGGAGAACCGTCGAGCACGTGGCCCGCTTCGATGAGGGTCGCGACGGCGACCTCTTCTGGGAAGTACGCCGACACCTCGACACCGACGGGCTCCGCTTCGATCGCCGAGCCGGCCGGTAGCTCGGCTGCGTCGGACCAATCGATCGACTCCAGCCCGCCGTGTAGTTGCACCTCGCCGAGGTCGGAGGATGTGACCGTGGTTTGCGCCGTGGCGAGGCGCACCACCCCGCCGGCCCACGAGACCGAGACCACCCAGTAAGCGGGGGCGTCAGCCTCAACGTCGGCGGGGGTCCAGCGGCTCACCGTTCCTCTTCGATGACAAGCTCACCAACCCGCTGCACTTCGCCGTTCAGCTCGGTCCCCTCGATGACCTCGCGCATGGCCGACGAAACGATCCGCCCGTAGATGAGCGCGTCAGCCACCCCCTGATGGGGCGCCGCTCCGCTCCCGAGCGCAGCCACCAGGACGACCGGCGTGCGCGGCCCGTCGATCTCCCGCAGCAGGCCGGCGATTAGCCCAGGCGTGTCAGCCGGTGCGCCCAGCGCGCCCGTGAAGACCTCCGGCGAGGCCGCCCCATACAGGGGCCGGGTGGGCTCGCCCTCGGCCCAGGAGACGGCGACACGGCGCATTGGCGGGGCCAGCACGCGAGAGGCGCGCACGCCCGACTCAAGGGTCACAAGCTCGACGTCAGGCTGGTCCTCGATCGATCGCCCCCAAGAGTAGGGCGCGAGGGGCAGGTACGGGCCGACGAGCACGACGCCCGCTTCGGTGCCCATCGCGGTGCCCTCGTAGTCAACCGGGGTCATCGATGTGCTGTTGAGGAAGATCCGCAGGTACTGGTACCGCGCGGAGATCCCCCGCACGACGGCCGCCACGTTGGGGCGGTATATCTCCAGCGCGCCAGACGTCGGCTCGGAGTTGTCGACGCCCGCGAGGTGGAGCACGGGCCAAAGCCCGGGGTCGGCGGTCCACCGGCCCGAGGAGTTACGCAGGATGCGCCGCCAAACGCCGGTATCCAGCTTGACGGTGCCGCCTGCCAACTCGTCGCGCTGAATCCACCGGGCGCCGGCCGTGCTCGCGTTGGCCGGGTCGACCGTCACTGTGTCACCGCCTCGCAGGTACCGCAGCCCGGCAAGGTCGGTGCCGGCGTCGATGGTGAGGAGCGTCGTGTAGCTGCTGCCGTCGTAACCGGAGAGCGTAGCCCGGTGAAAGTTGATCGCGCCAAGGTACACACCGATCGCCTGCGACTCGCTGATGATGGTGTTGGTCAACGCGTCGACCGGCACCTGCCAGATCACCGACTCGGCGACCGCCGTGGTCGACCGCCACTTGCTGCGCGGACTGGGCGAGGCGACCGGGTGAATCCGCCCGATCGGGTAGTCGTACCGCGCCGAGATCGTCCACGTGTCCCCGCCCGCCGTCGGCCCGTCCACGAGGCGGACCGCGCACCCGGTGATCGGGGCTGGCCGGGTCGGGTGGTACCGGCGCCCGACGAGGGCGCTCGGGTTGTTACCCTCGGTGCCGGCCGGGTTTGCCGTGGCGAAGGGGATCGAGTAGTTGGATTCCTCCATCCCGGAAAACTTATACTGACTCGACAGCGCCGAGTCAGAGAGCGTGGTCCCGGCGTGCCAGCGCCAAACCGCCGAGCCGCCGCCGGTCGTGATGTTGCCGAACTGCCAGAGCCCCGCCGGGTTCGGCGTCGCGCCGTCGTTGGTGATCGCGCCGCTGTATGCCTCGATCCAAAGGATCGAGGTCGGGTTGTCGCCGCTCGCCACGGTCGGCGACGAGCCGATGTGGTAGTACACCGCGAGCAGCGCGGCCGAGAGGACGCAGTGAAACCGGATCCCCGTGGTCGTGTCCACCGTGATCGTCGCCAGATCGGCCGACCCGTTGACGTCTCGCACACGGAAGCCGGTCGGGGTGAAGCGGATCTGATACTCGTAGTCCGCGGTCCCGTTCGCAATCCGGCGCGTGAACCCGATATCCGCCACGTTTAGCGCGCCGTTGGCGACGACGTCCAACTCGAAGCGATCGACCGCGACGATCACCACCGAGGCCGCCCCGGTGTAGCTGTAGCTGCGCGACTCGCCCGCCGTGGTGACGATGGAGACCCCGCCAGTCGGATAGGTTTCAACCGGGGCGCCGGCGCTCGCCCGCGTCCACCCCTGCCCCTGCACGTCCTCGCACCCCACGAATCCCGCGCCGACGGTCCCGTTGACGGTCGGACGGAGCCCCCATTGCAACCAGTCGATCCCCTGCACCGATGGCATGGTCACCGACGTGTTGCCGCCGCAGTAGATCGCCAGGAGCGAGTCGGTATCGTACGCCTCCACCGCCGTTTGCGGCCCGCCGACGATGACGGTCGTGCCGCGCTGGTCGGTGGCGGCGATCTCGTCAAGGTAGATGTCGGCGTTGCCGAAGCCCCAGGCGCCGGTATCGACCTCGTCACCGGATGGGCGGTACCACATGATCCCGTCGCGGCTGTAGTTGGGGATCATGCGGTAGCCGTCGCCGGAGACGCACCGCATTACACACCAGTGTAGCCCGCGGACGTCGCGGTAGTACGCCAGCTCATCGACCTCGAGCGTGACGGTGATCGCGCCTGGCGACGGTCCGCCGCCAAGGTCGGCCGCGGTGTATGCCTGCCACGGCGAGTCGAGCTTGAGGACGCGGAACGCAGTGTGGGTGTAGTTGTAGTGCAAGACCAGGAACTGCCCGTTATCCGCTACGTACGGGGTAAACGCCCGGCCCTGCTCGGCGACCACCGCCCCATCGCCCAACTCGATGACCTGGAAGGTGTAGCCGTCCGAGTCGCTGGCGAGTTGCCACGCGACGTAGTCCGTATCGGCGTTGTCGTACAGGGTCGCGAACAACAGCACCACCCCGCCCGAGTAGGCCGCCCGAAGCCGGCCGCACACGTAGCCCGTGGAGCCGTTGGTGCTGATGAGCGGCGAGACCGCCGTGGCGACCTCCGTCCAGACCGTACCGCCGTCGTCGGAGTATGACGCCTTGATCGCCTGCTGGTCCGTGCCCAACTCGACCCAGTAGTAGCAGAGCACCCGGCCGCTAGGCAGCTCGATGAGACACGGGTGTTTATTGCACCCGTTCGCCTCGACGGCGGTGATCAACGTCGCCGAGGACCACGCGCCCCCGGGCGTCAGGCGGTGCACCACGGGCCCCGTCGACGTCGACGTCGCGTAGTGCGAGGCGCACAACACCCGGCCGGCGTACTGCCCCACCTGGAGCGTCAGTAGGTGCGGGCGGTTGTTGAGCACCGTGCCGCCGTTAGAACGCCGCTCGATCCACTGATACCCGCGGAACACGGTCGGCTGGTCGTCGCCTTGCCAATCGCCCGATGTCGCGTATCGATGCACGTAGCCCGCCGCGCGCAGGGCGGGGGCTGCGAAGCCGCTCGCCTGGGTGCGGACCGCCAGGTACTCCGAAGTGGCCATGGTGCCCGAGGACTCCAGCGCCGCCGAGGTGGTCGAGGTCGTGACGGGGATCCCCGGACGGGGCCCGGCCTGGGTGTACGTCGAGGTCGCCACCAACTTGTCGGCGGTGAGACGCGGGTCGGGGATGATGAGCCCAATGGAGTCGCGGTCTGCCATGGTTATCGGCGTCTCCCTGGGGGCTTAGCGGAATCCAACGCGCGGGCTAGCGGGGTGTCCAGGCGCATGTGATCGCGGAGGACGATCCCCAAGTCGCGGTGCCGGTAACGCATCTGCACCGCCGTGGCACCACCACCGCCTCCGGCTCGGCGCTGGTTCAGCGCGTCCAGCCCCTCTTCGCCGAGGGCCGCCATCCCGCGGCGGGTGACGATGCCCTCACCCGCGGAGGCGCCGATCGTTTGGTGGTCGCGTGCCTGCCGGATGACGCCGCCGTCCTGGAACTGCGGGGGCGGGGCGCTGGCGACAGCGACGAGCGAGGCGGCTACCGTGGTGCCGACGATGGCCGCTGCGACGGGGATAGCCGCGGGCCCCAACGCTAGCGCCAGGTTGCCGATCATGCTGAACAGCATTCCCGGGGCTTCTGCGCCGATCGTAGCGATCGACATCGCCTGTTTAACGGCGAAGGCTTTTTGTGCCGCCGCCATCTCGGCCGCGCTGCCATCCTCGGCGGCTGCGACCTTGGCATCGGCCACGGCCACGGCCAGCCCAAGAGAGCCGAGGTACCCGTCGGAGACGGCGCGGGACAGCGCGGAGTTTGCGGCTAGCTGCTGCTGCCACGCGGCGATCTCGATCTCGGCGGTCGCTTGCGTCGTCGCCGCTCGAAGCTCCAGCCCGGCAATGAAGTCGGCGGTGCGCTTGGCTTCTTGCTCGGCCGCGTAGGCGCGGTCTCGTTCCAGCTTCTCGGCTTCCTTACCCATCGCCACGTATGCGGCGTTTGTCGCCTCCATTGCCACGGCTGCCGCGTCAACCTGTGCAGCGGCCAGCCGCTTCGTGCTGGTGGTCGCCTTGTCGGACTCGTCAACGATCGTCCCGTAGGCGATGCCGAGGGCCAGCTCCTCGGCCGTCAGATCGGCGGTGATCTTCGACAGGTCGGTGAGTCGAGGCCCGGCGTTGGCGGCACTTTCGGCGAGGGTGTCGATACCAGTGGACACCAACAAGACCGACTGCCCGACCGCAAGCACCGATCGGCCGGCTTGCTCGGTCGTAATGGTGCCGCCGCTGATGGCGCCCCAGAGCTTCTCGTACCCGCTGATCGCCGCCGTCACCTTGTCGAGAATGTCGGAGACACCCGGCAGAAGATAGGTAGCAAGCTGCGTAGTCAACAGCGCAGTGGACGCTTCAAGCTTTAGCGTCGCCTCATCCCATTGGGCCAGCGCCTCACCCAATGCGATCGGCGCCTTCTCCGCGCCGTCGATCTCCAACAGGCGATCGTGCGCCAAGGTGGCCGAGTCGGCGAGGGCGTCCATCGCCTGATAAGCCATCACTGCGCCGCCTGCGACCAGCGCAATGGTCCCGACGAAGGCAACACCGGCCGTCCCGAGAGCGCCAAACTGGGTGCCGGCGATGTTCGCCGCCTCGGTGAGTTGGGCCAGCTTGCCGCCCGCGGCGCCCGTTGCCCCGCCGAAGGTGGCCATGACGCGCTGTGCGACGCCGACGCTTGCCTTGGTCTTGTCGCCGAGTTGGCCGGCGGACTTTGCCGCGGCCTTCGCCGCCTTGTCGGCCGCCGCGTACTCCTTCGTGAGTTGGCGAACGGCGGCGTTGATCTCCTTCGTCGAGGCGCCGGCCTTGGTCATCGAGGCCTTGAGCGCCTCAACGTCGGCGGTGAACTTGATCTTCACTTCTTCGGTGGTCGCCATGTTAGCCCGCCCGCATGTCGGTCACGAGGACCGCGAACTGCTTGGACGCACGCTCACCGATGCTACGGGCCATGGCGATTAGCGGCTTACGAAGAAGCTCCTGCCACGGGGAGCCGGTGCCCTTCACCTTTCGGGGCGCCTTGATCACGAGCACGTAGCCCGGGAGGATGGTGGTTGCGGTGATCTGGTTGGCGGTCGTACTGGTGATTGCCACGAGCAGATCGCGGCTGTGCGGCCGGCGGCCACGGTCGCGCCCGACGGGCCAGCCATCCTTCGCATAGGCAACCACTTCGTCGGCGCCGTCGGTCACGAGTTGGCGTAGGCGCGGGGTCATCTTCTCCCCGGCTGCATCGAAGACCTTGGCGAGATCCGTGGAGATCGTCACCGAGAGGCCGCCGCCGCTGTATCGGAACCCGGCCATCTGGTTACCTCCCGCCTCGTTGTGCCTTTGCCGCTGCCTCTTTGCGTTCCTTCTGGGTCGCCGCCCAGTCGCCCCACACTGCCGCTTGCCGGTCTCGGTCGAGCGAGAGGAACCACCCCGGGTCTCGGTGCCAGTACCGCTCGATCGCGAGGATGCCCCTCGCTATTCGCCCCCTTCGACTGGTGTAAAATCCACGGCACTCGCCACCGCCTTCGCCGTCGGCACCGCCGCGACCACCAGCTCGAGGGCCACGCGGCCGGCCGTCACCACTTCGTCCACGCCGGCGCCCCGGGAGGTGAGATCGGCGAAGACCTTGCCGCCGAATGCGCCCGCGTCGTAGGCGCACTCGGTGTAGCGCACCCGCGGGCGGTGAGGCTGGGCGTCGGGCCAGCAGAGCGCGAGGGCCATTGACATCGCGCGAGAGCGGTTGGACTGGGCCAACACGACGCAATCCCAGGCCGCCGCCGTGTCGGTGGGCTTGGCGAGGGCGAAGGTAGCGCCGCCGACAGTGACCTCGGGCATGGGCTACTGGACCTCTTGGGCGATGACCGAGCCGTTGAGGAGCACGCGGCCGAGCACCTCGCCGGAGACGGTGATCCCGTTTCCGTCCATGCTTTCGGCAAACTCCAGCGGGGGCCGGACGTCTTCGCAGAGCAGGGTCTGGTCGGCGTCGTCGCCGAAGTTGGTCCCCTCCATGAGCAGGGTCACGTCCACCGTATAGACCGGGTGGTTCGTGCCGAGCGTGGAAGTGTTGGCCGAGTAGGCGCCCTTCTGCAAGAGAAAGTCGGCCACGTTGCCGACGCTCGCGTTGGTGAGCTCGGTCAACCAGGCCCCGAACTCGATCGACGGGAAGATCCGCGCGCCGATGCCGACGCCGCGGAGCCGGCCGCGGGACTCGTATTTTGTCGTCTCGTTGAGCGCCTTGGCGAGCGGACCCACCTTGACGCCGCCGCGGTCGTAGGGCACCGTCAGGACGACCCCGGACCCGTCGGTCAGTTTCAATGTACCGACCACGTCATTCTTGATGAAAGCGGAAAGGGCCACGCTGCCTCCGAGGTGTCAGCCGGATTGTACCCCGGGCCTACGCGTCGGTCGGGGCGCCGTCGAGCGGGTAACCGTGCAGGACGGAGAAGCGGAGGTCGCCCGCATACAGGGCGCCGTCCGCCAACACGGCGCGGTCTTGGATGCCCAGCAGGCGGATCGACAACTGCGGATCAGGCGTCAGCGTCAGCACCGCCTTGACGACGTCGGCTTCGGCGTCGAGCGCGGCGTCGTAGTCCGCGACGTGGGAGTCAGCGCGCAGGGCGTAGGTGTAGCGGACGGAGACAACCGTGGTCGCCAGGGCATCGGCGCCCGTGGTGCCGCGTGCCTGGCGGGCGCGCCCGTCAACCTCCGTCGAGACCAGCCCGACGGCGTAGGACCGGGCCGAGACCACCCGGGTGTCGCCGGTCGCTGGGAATGCGGGCCACGCGAACCGAGACACGAGCCACGAAGGAGACGTCAGCGAGGCTGGCCCCATCGCGCCCGTGATCGCCTCTTCGACGCGCCGGCGTAGCTCGCGGGGTGAGAGGCTCACAGGTTGCTCGCGTTGCCGCGACGGCCCATCCAGAAGCCGCCGGGGTGGGGGCTGCGCTGCTCGCCCGTGGCCACGTCGCCCGCGTCGCCGTCGTCGTACACGAAGCGCACCGACCTCCAGGCGGCCTTGAACGACTCGCGATATTCGGCCGCCCGGGTCTCGTATGCCGCGTCAAGGCGGGTGGCGAAGTCGCCGAAGATCAGGGCCAACGCGAGATAGAGTTGCGCCGAGCGTAGGGCGCTGGGAGAGATCACGAGGTTGGGGCGGTTGTTTCGCTCGATCAGCATGTGTTGGATCTGCACCCAAGCCTCATCCAGCTTGCTCTCAAAGGAGAGCTCGCCGTGGATGGCGCTGCCGCCGTTCGGGTCGAGCGACGAGCAGATCCGGTAAAGGTCCGCCTCGGTCGCCGGTGGGTACAGACGGTACCGCACCAGGGCGCCGTCGTTCCTGAACACATGGGTCTCGGACGGCGTGGTAAAGACCAGCGTCCACTCCACCCGCCACCCTTCGCCGAGATCCTGCGCCGTCAGGTCGCCAGCCGCGAGCACGTACAGCGCGATCCCGTTGGTGATTGTGACCGAGGCCGCAGAGACGACCGCGGTGTTGCTCGCGTTGTACACGGACACGGTGCCCGAGGTGGGGGCTACGCGCACGCCTGCCCGGTACACGGGGCACCGGAGCGTGTTCGCGCGCCCCCGCTCGATCAGCTCGGGTAGCTCGAAGTGGGCGGTATAGTTGGACTCTGTAGAACCCACTTCGACTCCCGTTGCTGGATGAGACTAGCTGATTTCCCAGACGGCGAAGTGACTGGCCGCCGCGACGTTCGAGGCGCTGGCCACGGACCAGTCAAGCGTCACGTCGAGGTAATACGCCGTGTCTGCGACCGAGGTGAAGACCACAACGGTGGACTTGTCGGCGATCGTCATCACCGCGTCAACGTCGGGGCAGGTGACCCCGAAGACGATGCGGGTCGCCGTGTGGACGTGGAGGGTACCGCGGACCAGCGAGACGTCGCCGTTCGCCACGTCAACCGCCGCAGAGGTGGCGATCGCCGTGTTGCTCGTGACGGTGCTCGAGGAGCCGAAACGGACGGCCGCGACGAGGGTATCGGTGCTGTTCGAAGACGAGACGATGATCCCGCACTCGAAGCCGTAGATCTTGCCGGGTTGCAGCTCGCCGATCGCGAACGCCTTGCGGGCGATCGAGGTCTCGGTGGTGCTGTCGCTGTGTGCGGTCCCGATGGCCGTGTTCATTTGTGCGATGCGGTAAGCCATTGCTACTCCCCTACTCTTTGACGTTGACTGACGGACTACACTGGAACCATGGTGACGGTCACACACCCGCGGGCCGCGGTCGTGGTGCCGGTGACATCGAGACAGAGCGCATCGCCGGCCGCGAGCAGCAAGTCAGCCGCCGTCGCCGAGAGCGTCGCCGCTTGATCCACGTTGACGGTGCCCTTGAGGTCGAGGCTGCCGGAGGCGTGGAGGCTGGTCCCGGAGGCCGGGGCGGTGCCGCTCGGGGCCTTCTTGACGAGCGCGGTCACGGCGCCCCCGTCGGAGCCGACCACCGTGGGGCGCAGGTACACGGCTTCGACCTTCATGGCCCGGCGGGCGATGTAGAACGCACCGTCAATCGCCGCGGCGTCGCCGTACACGTAGTCAGCCGAAATGTACTTCGTATCCCCGCTGATGCCCATCGCCGTGCCGGCGGTACCGACCGCGCCGTCTTTGATGAGCAGCGAGTCCACCGTCACGCCCGCGGCGGCGGTGTACTCTTCGATCGAGTCGGCGCCCAAGGCGCGGAAGATGGTGCGGTTGGCCATGGCTTATTTCTCCCAGGGGAACGGTTGACGGAAGCGCCCCGGGCGGGCGAGCTCGCCGGGTACCCGGCCCGAGGCCGAGGTCGCCGGAGCGTCGAGGGCCCGGCCGAGAGTCACCATCTGCTGGCGTGCTGCGGAGGCTGCGTCGTCCGCCGCCTTCTCGCGGCTGAAGCCAGACGACCGCATGAGGTCGTAGTGGGCTGCGCGGGCCGACGCCTCGGACTGGTGGTCCGCCGACGTGTACCGCGAGAGGATGTCACGGTCATACCCCGACATCGGGCGTCTCCTCCTCGGCGGCCGACGGGGGCGCCGACGCGATGGCCTTCCGGCGAGCGGCGACCACGGCCTTGAGTTGGCGGTCGATCTCGGCGCCGCGGCTGGAGTTGGGGCGTTGGTGCTGCTCAATTTCCAACATCGCGGTGAGCTTGCCGGCGAGCTGGTCCAGCACCCAGGGCGCCGGGCCGCTGATCTTGCCCTGCGCGATCAAGCGCTGGAACCATGCGGCGTAGCCCGGTTGGTCCGAGGTGATGTCCTCGGTGCCGGGGTGCAAGGTCTCCCACCGGGAGATCCACCCGCCAGTGGAGCGCACGCGCCGCAGGTAGCTGGTACCCGGGCCGTCAACGTCCCAGGGGATCACCGTCCAACCCTGCTCTTCCAACTCGGCGACGGCCAGCGACGCCTTCGGGCGCCCGTTGCGGTCGTGGTCTACACCGCCCACGCCGGTCGAGAGCGACACCCGCCGGGCGAACGGGACGACGTGGCCCGTGATGACCACCCATCGGGTAGGGTGGACCGCGAGGTAGTACGGCGGGGACGGTAGCCCGGCCGGGGGTAGCTCGGCGCCGCGGGACGTGCCGCCCAGGTCTGGCACGGCTTCGACCGCCTCCGACTCGGATGGGCGAAAGTGCCTGGGGATTGCGTCCTCTTTGACGGGTCCGAGCTTGGCCATGGTGCGTCCTCGTTGGTTGTGGGGCAAAGCCGCCCCGAGAGTGCCGCCGAGGACGCGGTGAGGCGCCCTCGGGGCAAGCTAGAACTACAGGTCGGAGATCACGGTCACGCCGTACTCGAGGCCTTTCGAAACCCCAAGGTAAGCGTGAGACGTGAAGTTGTCGAAGCCGTTGGCCGCCTCACGCGAGCGCTCAAACAGGATCTGCCCGCCGAGGCTCATCTGGTTGCTCGGGTCGGTGACGATCGCCTGACCGTCGGCCCAGAGCACGGCGCCCCGGGCGAAGACGGCACCGGCGCGGTCGGCTCCCGCGTTGGCCGAAACCACGCGCTGGGAGACGTACCACTCGACCCCGAGGAAGGAACCCTGGAACGCGGACGTCCTCAGCGGCAACATGTCCGCGGTCGCGGGCTGCCACTGCAACGCGCCGCCCGAGGTGATCCCCGCGTCGGCGATAAAGTCGGACCACTGCTGCGTGTGGAGAACGCCCATCCAGGGGCCCGCCGCATACAGCGCCTTCGCCGCGCCAATCGTGGCGAGGATCTGCGCGGTGTTGAGGTTGACGCCGGTGGAGCCCGTGGTCGCGGTGAAGCCGTCGATCACGTCGCACACCATGTCGGTGAGGCGGGCCGAGTACGCCTGGAGAGCGTCGGCCGCAAAGGCGGATTTGCCGATCATGTCGGGGCGTACCATCTGCGCGAGGTCGGAAACCGACCGGCGCAACGACTGACGCGAGACGGTGATCGTGGTGCTGCCGTCGGTGAGCGCGGTGTTGGCCACAGCAGAACCGTCACCGGTCGTCGCGAGAGCGTTGTACCCGTGGAGGCCGATGTGCGGAACCTTGATCACGTTCGAACCGCGCCCGGAGATCGACCCGGCATAGAACAGCGCGGGGGTCATCGGCAGCGCTTCGACGCTGGTCCGGAGCTGGAGGTAGTCGCCGGACAGGATCTCTGCGGTCGCGAGGTCGCCGATCGAAGAGTAGGTAGATTCGTTGGCCACGTTGGGCTCCGTTGCCCCATGGTGGGGTGTTGAGGTTGAACGCTCAACACCCGCTGTCGTGGGGTGCACACGAGTCGCCCGCTATCGTGGGGCTACACGTTGCCCGGATTGTACCCCTACCGGCCCACGGACCCGAGCATCGCTGCCTTCGCCGCGTTCCACTCGGTCCAATCGCCGGTCTGGGTGGCCCGCTCGCGCACGCCGCGGATCTGCTCCGGCGTGTACTTCGCCGCCGCCGCCGCCGCGCCTCCGGTCGCCGCCGGGGCTGCGCCAGTCGCACGGGTCGTCGTCGCCTTGCCGGCCTCGGGCGCCGGGGGGTCGGCTGCGGGTGCCGGTGCCAGGTACGGCGCGAGCGCCTTGGGGGCCTTGGTCGGGTCCGCTTTCAGGCCGCCCAGCCACTCGGCCATCTTGGGGCGGTTGTCCGCCGGCAAGCGCGAGTGCAAGTGCCGGGCGATGTCGATGCCCTCGGAATCCGTCAGCCCGACCTGCCAGACCGCTCGCTCGGTCTCCCAGTCGGCGGCCGTTGTGGTGGCCTCGGCGGTCAGCTTCGCGACTTGCGCGGCCAGGGTGTCCACCGTGGCGGCCTTGCCCTCGGCTTCGGCGAGCGCAGCCTCCAGCTCGGCAACGCGGGTCAACGCGGCCCGGCGCTTGGCTGCCTCTTCGGCGAGTCGTGCCCGGGGCACCAGGGTCTTGTCGTCGTCGGTTTCATCGGCCATTGTCTGCGTCCTCGCTTGGTTCTGTGACTGCCGAGCCCGTGGCCTCGAGCGCGTCTTCGCGGTTGGTGCCGGGGTGCAGGAGCATGTACGCCGCGGGCTTGTCGATCAGGCCGGCGCCCAGGAGGGCGAGCACGTGCTCCCGCTCGGAGGTCCGTTCCTCCGGCGACGGGGGCAGAGCTTGGTAGGTGACTTTCCACCCGGTCTCCGGGAGTAGCGGTGCCTCCGCGGCGGCGTTGACCATGATCGCCGTCAGCTCGAGCAGCTCGACGTCGGCCGGCTGGAAGATGGGCCCGAAGCGGCGTTGACTTTCGCGCTTGCCCTCGCGGCTGATCCCGAGCGCGTACCCCGACCGGGGGTCGCCGGAGACGCGCTGGATGTCGCTCGGGTCGATCCCGGCGTAGGCCGCAAGGCGACGCTCGTACAGCCCGATCGACTCGGCCATTGCCAGCGGGTCCGAGGACACTGACCACGAGCCGGCGATCGCGTTGGTGGCGTCCTGCATCGGGGCGAGCTGGAGGATAAACTTCGGATCGGCGGGGATCTCTGCACGTTGCCCCTGCTGGGTGGACCCCGCCGGCTCGGCGCCGATCGTGTAGCGCTGCTGCCACGAGGCGTTGCGTATGAAGTCGCCGAAGAGGGTCCAGAGGACTGCGACGTTAAGCGTCCCCTCGACCACCTCGAGGCCTTCGTACGGATCCCAGAGACACCCGGTGCGCGCGGCGTGGTGCACGACGTAGGGCAGTCGCGGGCGACCGTCAGCCCCGCGGCACGGGTATGCGTCGCCGCTCTGCCCCCCGGCAGGGAGCCCAACCAGCTCGCTGACGTCCGCACCCAGCGTCGCACCGGCGAGGCCGTTCGCCTGGGCCGAGTAGATCCGGCGAGTCGGCACGGGGCCCGTCAGGGACCACACGTCCCAAACCCACACGACCCGACCCGTCGGGCGGTCGGTCCACTGGCGCGCCTCGCGGATCTCGACCGGGCGCTCGGGGTCTTCCGGATCTGGCGTCGCCAGCACGAGGTCCGGGTACACCGGGCGGTAAGTCGCCACCACCGAGGCCGGGTCGCCCTCCACTTGGAGCTTGGCGTCGACCGCGACGAGCATCTCCCGCATTCCGAGCGTATCCCGCATGGTACGCTGCATCTGGGGCCATAGCCCCGCGGCCGTCACGATCCGCGAGAGCGCTGCTTCGGCTACCTCGTCTTCGTGGTGGATGGTTGGGGCGCGGTCGTACAACGCAGCCCCACCCGAGCAGATCGACCGGAAGGGGTTGGCCGACAGATCAGGGTCGCCGACCGAGTCGTCGCGCACGTCGCCGAGCTTCGCAAGCTGGCGGGCGCGGGCGTCAGCCTGCCAGAGCCCGTACAGCAAACGGCGCCGGAGGCGGGTGTGGTCCCAGCGCTGGGCCTCGGCGACGTCGGCGGGCGAGGGCGGGTAGTCGGGTGGGTGTGCCATGCGCTCGGATTGTACCCCCGGCGCCTACTGGGCTCGGATGGGCACGATCGCCCCACGGTTCCACCGCCCGAACGTGTACTGGTCCAGCCCGTACACCACCGCGTCGATCGGGTCCTTGTGGACGTCGTCGCGCCCGGTGTACTTCGGGATCGCCGCAAGAAGCCGCGTGCAACGCGGGTGCACCGCGAAGCAGCCGCGCACCATCTGCTGATACAGCCACCGCGAGCGCACGCCGACGGACCCCTTGCCCCGGCCTTCGCCGCGCTTCGCCGTGCGGATCCTCGGGCGCATGGACTCCTTCGGAACCCGGAGCAGTTTAGCAATCGCCGCCTCGAGGTCGCGGTTGCTCTTCTGCTGGCCCGTACCCACCATGTGGACGCGGTCACCTTCGGCAGACTTCAGGTCGCCCCAGCTGAACCCGTGCCGACCGAGCATCGCGAGGATCGCCCGGGCGTCGTCGTCGGGAAGCGCGTTGCCGCCCGCGTCGCTGTACTCGTCCAGCACGTACGCCGCCGGGTGGCCGCTGACGTGGTGCTCGTCCACCGCGATGAGGTAGCAGCACTGTTTCCCCGGGCCGCTGCCGTGGTCCATGCCGAGGATTAGCTCCACGTTGCCCGTGGGCTGGTGCTGATGGCACATCCGTAGCGGGTCCCACGCACCGTCAAAGTAGGCGCCGACTGCGCGGAACTCCCACTCACCGTCAATCACCACCGGGGCCTCGCCCGCTGGCGTGATCCGCCTCACCTCGGCAATCCACGCCGCGTCACGCAGTCGGCCGTCGGGGCCCCGGAGCGGACGAGACCAGCCGACTGGGACCAGCGCCTCGGGGGTCAGCGGCGCCCAGTGGTCCTCGATCAGCCCCGCGTTGACCTTCTCGCGGAGGTGCTCGACTGGCGCGTTAACCGGTGTGAAGGCTAGCAACAGCACGCCGCCGCGGTGTTGTAGGCGCTTCGCTACCTCGACGTAGATCCGCTCGTCCTCGGGTGGCTCGTCAAAGGCGGCGACGTCGATGGTGCCCGAGGCCAGCGACTTCGGGTTCTGGTTGCCGGTCTTGAACCGAAGGATGGAGCCGTTGGTGAACCGGACGAAGGGGTTCTTGCCGCGAAAGCCCGTGCCCGGGTCGTACACCGTGCGTGGGTCGATCTCGTCTTTGGGTAGCAACTCCCAACACTTGCCCATGATGGCGACCGACTGCGACCACGAGTCACAGATCAGCCACGCCTCGAACGTGGGCCCCGGAGGCGGGTAATCGAACGGCGCCCCGAGGGGGTGGCGACCGACGCACCGGCCGATGACCTCGGCGAGCAGGACGTGGGTCTTGCCGATCGTTTGGTTCCCCGCGCGGATCTCCTTTACCCGGGCGTTGCTCGCGAGGAAGCTCCATTGCGTGGGCAACCACGGGACGAACGAGGCCGGGTCTGCCGTGGCCCGGCGGGCCAACTCGCGGACCGCCAACGCCGCGGCGTGCTGCGGTTCCAGCCTCACTCTTCGGACCCGACCAACCGCAGCACCCCAGGCGGGCGCCGGTCTGCCCCCACCGCGTCGAGCGTGCGGTCCAACTCGGTGAGCGGGAGCGACAACAGCGCCTCGACCAGCGCAGCGCGCACCTCGTCCACCGTGGCGTCGGCGTAGGGGTTGGCGACGGAGACGGTCGCGGCCTCGGCGCGGGCGAGGTTGTCCAGGTCGTGACGCGCGGCGGTGACGCGACCGAGGAGCGTAGCGATAGCCGTCCAACTCTCGGCGGCGCGAGCGCCTTCCAAGTCCACCAACGAGCACTCGAGGTGGTAGCGATGGAAGTCGATCGGCGGAAGCGCCGCAGCCTGGGCCGCGGTGAGGCGTTTCGG